CAGGTGCTTCCTCTGCCTCATCTTTTCCGCAAGCGTCCTCTGCCTTGTTTGCACTCATACCAGCAATAAAGGCCTTCTGCTGGCTCATATCCTCTGGATCAAGTCCTGCCATTCTCATGGCCTCTTTGATTTCCTCGCCAATTTCCTCGACTGGGGTTTCATCCTTTGGCATCTCATTTTCTGCAACCGGCTCAACGGTTGTTACTTCTTCGTTTTTGATTTCCTCGGTATTCATAAGTTCGTTTAATACCTCCTTGTCAGTAATAAATTCCAACAACAGATTTTTTAATTTTTCCCATGCTCCCACGTTTTCACCTCCTTTGCTAGATAATGAATCCGCAACCTTCACATCGTGGCCTGCCCGCCCTTCTGGGACAAGTGCCACGTGATTTCCTTTAATTTCACGCATAACGCCATCATAGGCCTGGCCATCAAATATCCCGCCTGTCATATCAAGTTTGCAGGTATATCCTGCTGACAATTCCTTAAACGTGCCATTTTCAACGGCCTCAATAGCTTTAGCGTCTATTATGGTTATGCTATTAGTTAGGTATGGGGCTTCATAATTTGCGTCTGTACCTAATGAACCGACAACGTGCTCTTTAACGTTGCCACTGGTATCGGCATCCATGTCCCAATGTTCCAACATAAGAGGCAAGCCATTGAATGTTGGAACCGCTTTTTCTAACTCCTCGGCGGGGCGGTAGATGTTATAAACCTTCTTAGGGTCTAGTCCTAATTCCTGCCACTCTGGAATACTATCTCCCATGTATGGGGCGACCTGCTCTTTTGTAATATTGCTTTTATCTACGTGCATATATCCATTACTGTCTTTATGCCTTGCAGTATCAATAATAATCTTGTCCTTAATTATCATCAGTTTCACCTCCTTCATTCGGTGGTATGATTATTTCTCGGCCATGATATTCTAGCCGATATATGTTTTTAAATTTCGCTCCACATTTTGGGCATTCCCTATATCTGACATATTCGCCAAACTGTATAGCACCACCATTATCCCTTGTGGGACTATTGCAAAAATGACAAGTGTTATAATTATTCATTTTCTTCAACCTCGCCATTTCCCATATCAATTACGGGTACGCAGAAACAATGGCAGTTTACCAACTCGGCGGGCTGGATAAAGTCGCCATAATCGGGGTCGTAGCAACCTTCATCAAGGTCGTATATTTCGCCGTCCATTTCAACATGACTCTCACGGTACGTGTTTCCTGCACTAGAATGTTGCCACTTGCCTTTAGTAACTCCATAATCCATAAGCCTTTGCCGTGAAAGGTTCTGTGTTGCCTTGTTTGTCTGGTCACGTGCTATAATCGCTGCCCGTCTTTCAGTAACCCCAAAAGACTGTTCTAGGCTTTCTGTCATTCTCCCTAGGTCGTGGCCTGACTCGATACCTCTTAGAACAACGCCAGTGACACGTGTTAAATGCTCACTTGCTATAGACTTTATAAGGTTCACGTTCTGAGTAACAATACTCTTAAACATTGCCCGCTCTTTCGCTGAGTGGTATTTGAATTTCAAATCAAAGCCTAACTTTACAAGGTCACGCTTCTTCATTTCATTCTGTATGCTTATAGCCGTATAGCCTTGTATTTTGCCACTAAACCATTTTGCAGTTTCGGTGGCAAAAGTGTTTGACTTCTTTACCCATTCACGCTCGAGCCTGCGTAATTCTTTCACAAGGTCGCCCATAGCCCCGTCTTGTGCCGTCTGAATAATGTCCTTGTCTACTTGTCTATAGCTTGCTCTTAGCCACCAAAAAAGGCTCTTATCCATTTCCTTGATAAAAGCCTTTAATCTTTTGTGATATTCTTTTTGCAAGGCTATCGGTGGCCTTACTGGTCGTAACTGTATCGCCATTTTCTGCACCTTCTAATTCCGGCTCCATCAATGGATCAATTTCTGCATCCTCGTCTATGTCGTCAAATCCGCTTTCCTCATCAGTAGCTATAACGTGACGGCATTCCTCACCGCTTATGATACCACGGTCAAATAACTCTGCCATTGTATCAACCTTTAATTTTTGGATTTCTGCGTTTAGCTTTTCATCATCGTCTGATAAGCTGACAAAATCAAAAGATAGATTCTCGTCTGGCTCTATGCCTCTGTTTAATTGTAACAACGATACAAGGTACTCCAACGGGTCACGCATTATTCTTTCTTGTACTGCGTTAATGTGGTCGTAGTGGCTACGCATATCAATATCACCAGTAGCATTCAAACCGCTTGGAGTTAAGCCCCACAACTTGACGGCTGGCTCACTGAACATTGCGGCAACTATATCCATCTGCTGGCGTACTATATCAGTAACGCCTGCCAGTGAATGTTGAGCCATAATAATGTCCTCAGCCTCTTTATCTATCGTCATTACGCCGTCATTATCTCGGTTGGTTGCAAAATAGGCAATACGCTTCTGTATGTTGCTACCACTTCCACCGCTCAATACTTCATTCATGTCGGTCTTGAATACAGTGCAAGCATACTTACTGAGCATTCGGGCGGCAGCTTTGCTTGTTTCCTCAAATCCCATAACCGCATCAAGTACAGTCTGAGCAAGTGGAACACCAAAGAAGTTGTAGGAAGGTGCCAGCAATGTCGGTGGTTTGTCCTCTGCGAAATACAAGAACCTGCTTGCATGGATTTCAACGCCATTAACAAGCCATGACTGTGGTACATAGTAATTTTTATTAATTGGGTTACTACAGTCATAACGACAAGGTGCAATATAGAACGGCTCTATTATCTTTAGCCCTTGTATGCTACCAGGCTTTATGGTGTCAGTATCTCCGCCTAATGGCAGTTTTAATTCCTCGTTGCTTACGTTGCCAACATCAATATACACAAGGCATCCACCATAAAAGCCACACATTTTCATTGCTTCACGGAACACCTTCTGCACGTGTAAGCGGTCAATATCATCTTCAAGCTGATTAATAAGGTCGTCCCCGCTTTCGCCCTTGTACATGAATTCTATCCAACGCCGTGTCATTTCATCAGCTCGAAGGTCAACACCTGCCTTGATAACGCCGTCCTGCGATAATTCAGCAAGCGTCATATAGCCTAAAAATGAAGGGATATTGTCATATAGTCCAGCGTTCAGAATATTATACACTCCTGCGTCCTGCAATGCCTTGTCATGTACGGCTCTTAGGTTAGTGCCTCTATACCCCAATGTTTCAACTGGTGAAAAGTCCTTTATTATTTTGCGTTCATTTTCTGCTTTTATTTCCAAGTCCTCACCGCCTTTTAAATCTATTATTCATTAGTGCCTTGCTATCAATGTGCATAGCCCCACGGCCTTTTATAAGTCCTGTTAGGCTATATCTGAGGCCGTCGATGCCGTGGTTCCAGTTATCTACAATAACCGGCAAAATATCGCCTGTTTGCTTATCCACCTTATACGAATAATGATTAAATTCGTCAATAATATGTTTACAACGTGGATGGATAACAATATCAAAAGTCTTTAAAAACTCTATACCATCTTCGATACTGCCCTGCCATTTTTTGCAAGGTTTAATATTAAATCCTTGCCGTCTTACGTATGATATTGTTTCAGGTCTTGAACAGTCAGCATATAATGGCCATTTTCTAGCCGTTTCAATGCTATCAAATAATTGTGGTAGTTCGTCTATTTCTACACCAAAACCCCACGCCTCTTGGTCTATATATAATGTCTTATCCTTGATAAAACATCTAACTAAGGTCGAAGGATCTTGTGCAAAACCTAGGTCAATACCATGATAAAACCTTGCATCTCTTGGCGTTTCAAAATCTTCTACACGGAAATAGCCACCAAATATTAAAGCGTTGCTATGCTTTCTGACTTCACCCTCCCACACGTGCAAATAGCTTTGATAGTCACGGCTCTTTAACCATTCCATCTCCTGCCGTAGCACCTCTGGAAAATAAGGGTTCTCGTCATAATTTACTTTGCGAATGTATGCGTTATCTGGTGGATTCAATACAAAACGCTGGTATGTTGGGTCGCTTTCGTCTAGCGGGTTAAACGTGATCCATATCTCAGAGTTAGGCTCTCGGATAGTAGGTATCAATATGTCCCAGCTATCATTACTTACGGCCTGACCTTCCTCTATCCAGCAAATATTGACACCCTCAGTCGATTTTATTTCACGGCTATTAAAACGTAAGCCCTTAAATATAAACTCTGAGCCGTTATCATATCTGCCTAACTCTTTGCGGTATAATGGCCTACGATAAATAGTATTCTTTGTTACATCGTAAAAGGTATCAAGTCCTAACTGGTCTATCTGTTCACGCAATAGCCTATGTACTGAGTCGTTAATACTGTTCTGTATTTCTCTAGCACATAGGATAGTCATGTCTTTGTCTATAGCTTGTATTAATAACGCCCTTGCAACGCTCCAGCTTTTGGCTGAACCTCGGCCTCCGTAATAGACTTTATATCTATGAGGAATAAACAAATCTTCAAAAGGTGGTGGAAAATCAAACTCAAGCGTTTTCTCCATTATTGCCACCCTTTCCTGTGAATGTTACGTGCATATTTACGCCTTCAGCACCGATATTTGTTGTGCCTTGTACCTGGTTTTCATTATTCAACTCAGCCAATAATCGGGCAGCACTACTATCACCCTTGCACGCTTTTTTGAATAACCCTAATGCTGGCAGGATACTATTGTCTATATCCTTGTCGCTCATTCCTAAAGCTGATAACTGCTTCTTGATGTTAGGGTCTTTAACCGGCAACGACAATAATAATTTTACTGCACTCTTTAGCTGTGCCTTTTCCCTTCTTACTTCACCGCTTCTACGACCTGCATTTTCTCGGATTTTCCTTTGCTCGTCCTTATCTCGTTCATTAATTGGTATCAAATTTTCTACGCCTTTTCTTGCCATTACCTCACCCCCTCATTTTGAAATAAATAATACAAATCTTTTTGCTCACTTAATATTCTTTTATAAAAACCCTTGGCGTAACTTTGCCAAAATAAAGCAAGTGTTTCATTTTGCCTTATAAAATCAAACATTTGTTATATAAAATCTTGTGATTAATCTATGTAAAAATTAGATTAAAATTTTAGACATACACTTGTTTTAGAGGCTATTATTAGCCCTTATATGGTCTATGTTGTAGCAGTCGCTTTATATGGTCGCTTTTAAGACTGATACTAAGGTATTTGTATTTGGGATATATAAAATCGACTACAACGCATTTTACGGCGAATACGGGCATATAAAAAAGGCGTTTTGCAGTATCATTTACCGCCCCGCCTTTGTGCCTCTAAAATGGTCTAAACTGTTTTCTTTTCGTGTCGCTCTTTCCATGTGATTTTTTCGCCCTTATACATTCCAGCTTTCAGCTCATCAATTTTGGAAAAAGGGATAATAGGTACTGTCAGCCGACTTCTTGCTTTTTTGTCGATAAAATAAATATACCTGAACATATAGCCGTCAGCGTACCTTCCCCCCGTAATTTCAAAATACTTTTTTATATTATATTTGCCTTTAGTCAACTCTATGAGGCTTTTGCCGTTCAGCTCTGGCCTTGGTTGGTTCATTGTATTATTAATCGTTAATCTTGCTATCTTTCTACCGTCAGGGAGTATAATAATTGAATTATTCTTTGATACACCAGTTAAAACAAAATTGCTTGCCCGATATATTGTCCCATCACCACAACTGCAAGCGTCTGCAAATGATAAAATCCACTTTATCTGTGGGGCGTTTTTCTTTATAAGTTTTATGGCCTTGCTTATGCAGTAGCTTTCCGCATTTCGTGGTAAATGCTCATCAAACGCCATTCTATTTAACTCTAGCATTTCATTCCAGCCCGTACCTTCAACAAGCCCTAAAACCTTCCTTTTGTCCATAGGTGGCCCGAATGACATAACGCCATGCAAATTATCATCTAGGAATGCCCCAAAATGTAAGCATGAATTATTTACGACTTTCCCGCTATAATGGTGCTTTTTCACAAAAGGTATTGCAATTTTAGAGGGTATAACTTTTAGTATTATTTCCTTTGCTCTGCCCATTGTTTACACACCTCATAAATACAGTCGCCAGTTGATAAATCCTTGTCAGAATATATGCCTTTTATTGTTGATATACATTCAAGGACAAAGTCCCTTTGCTGAGCCGTAAACATAAATGTTATTTGCTCATAGTCGGATTTTTCACCATCTGGCAGGGTAAAGTCGGTTCCATAATCGTTAGGGTCGAATACCTCGCCCAAATCAAACATACTCATATCAATATCAAGTATGTTATCCAATTCCTCGGACAGAATGCCGTCATCGAAAGGGCTATTCATCGTCAGCTTATTATGTACTAATGCGTATGCCCTTCTTTGCTCGTCTGTCAAATCATCAAGGCGTACTATAGGCAATTCTTTCATGCCTAACTCTTTCGCTGCCAGCAAACGCCCATGCCCTTCAACAACTTCATTGTTCCATACCGCTATGGCATCTTTGAAGCCAAATTCTTCTATACTAGCCTTAATCTGTTCTATCTGTTCCGCTGGATGCAGTTTTGCATTCTTGCTATACGGCTTTATGCTATCAATAGGCACGTACTCAATTTTTAATTCCATGTTTACCCCCTATTTTTGCGTACCAAAAAACCACCCTTGCAGGAAAGGTGGCTCTTGGTGTTTTTATGCGATATTTTATTATGTATTGGCTCTTTTCGATACCTCTACACAATAATAATTATACCACATTTTTCAGATTTTAGGGACACTTTTTAGAAAAATAAACGGGCTTTTTCGTGTTCCCTCGCTTTCAATTCCGAATGTATAAAGTGTTAA